ATCTTCACTATTACCATCAATAATTAAACTATATGTTGGTGTATAGGTATTATTCACTTCATATACAACAAGATATGAATCTGAATCTATTGAACTTTTAATTAAACCATTTTCATAATAATAAAATCTACTTATATCTAAATCATCAAGATTGACATGAATCCAATCATTTATGGCTAAATTTTCAGATAAATTAGGAAAAACTATTTCCCTTCTAACTGAAGAATATTTAGTAGTAGAATTATCTATGTAAGTAAACCAGGACATAATTAAATCTCATTATACAATATTTCAAATTCATACGAATTCATTTTATCATCATCAATTTCTATTTCGAATGTGGCATCAAAATAAAGGCCTCCGCCAATAACAACGCTCTGCTCTAAACTAGTTAAAACAATATTAGAATATGGCAATGCTCCAACAGACGCATAGTAGTCATCTCTAGCCGAAGAATAGTCTATACTTTTTGCGCTAATTGGCGCTGATCCGTCAATACCTGAGTGAGTATGAGTCCCAATATCCATTCCGCCAATACTGGCCCCTGGAGCTAACTGAATATTTCCAGTTATTGTACCGCCATCTCTTCTGAGATATTGAGGGTGTGCATCTTCATCTAAGTCGTCTAATTGAGAGTGTGAAGACCTTAGACTATTTCTTTTTTCAGAATCAACTGGTATTGTATTGAATATATTTTTGTATACTTCTATATTTTCATCTTCTTCGGTTGAAAGAAGTCTTACTCTTTGGATCGCAATTGACTCTAACTGGACTATATAGTTCACATATCTTCTTTTTAAAACTATGTTTTGTATTAGGGCATCCATTCTGGCTGAGAATTGAATTCTTCTTTCTAAATAGTCAGTAGTTACAGAACCAAGGTTTCCTGTCACTGAATTGCTTGCAGTTACAATTTCTCCAGCAAGTGTTGGGCACTCTTGTGATATTTGTGTTGTTGTGAAATCAAAAATAAGTGGTTCTATTACATTTGATTTAAATGACATTGCTGGGAGCAAGTAATTTGAATAAAATGTTTGAGCTATATCAACACAGTCTCTTTTTAGTAGGTTTGAAAGAGTTTGTATTTCAGCTGTATACGAATTTACTTTAAGGGCAAAAAAGGATTGAAACTGTGCTGCGTGTGTCTTTGATATTTTTTCTATTTCTACTTCTGGTATTGTTGCGGCTGGCGTAATAATTTCTTTGGCCAACTGTTTCGTATAATGCGTAGCTGCTTTGGCCCAATCAGATAAATATTTGGCAATTTCACCTTCTGTCTCATCTTTGTAAGCCTCCCCTAAATGGTGCGTAACTATATTTCTTATAATCATTACTTCATTTCTAATAAATGAAATAATTTTTTTAATTTCTATTAAGTGGCCAAACGTTGTGTGGCTAATAGAAAGATCATAGTTTTTTACTAAATCTCTACAAGATCTGCATAAGTGCTCTGACGCGTAGGAGTACTCTTCGTATGGAATGTACGCAGGAAGATTCATTTTTTTTGCTATTTCTGCATGCTTTGTAGCGTCTTTCCAAACCGCTTTATGAGCTTTTTCTAGCTCTATATTTGCGTATGCGTTAATCTTTACTTTTTTTAAATTTTCTTCTATTTCTGCAAGTAGTTCAGTTATTATTGATTCTGAATAATATACATTTGATCTGACATCTGAAATTGAAGTTTGAGAAAATTCAGTAACATATTTTCCAGTTGTGTTTACGGTACTTGTTGCATTTAATATATCTTGTTTTTCCTGAAGGGATGATAAACTTCCAGACGTTTCTACATAGTTAGAAAAGGCACTTTCAACTGGGTTTGGTTGTCCTATTCCATATTGTGCCATAGTTTAAAATGTCTTTCTTTTTATAGATGCGTTTGGTCTTGCTCTAAAAGATTTTTTATATCCAAATTTTGCTGGCAACAATGCATCCGCTCTAGATGGAATCTTGCTATCTATTTTATCATCATCTTCATTACTTTTTTTAAGTTGTGGCATAAAAAATGTATTTGAAAAACTTTCTGTTCTAGTTGCAAATTTGGCTTTATGTAAATCATTATAATTTTCAGTTATTGCTAAAAGCGCTAACATTAGGGCATCGTGAGCGTGATCTACTGCTGACCCTCCAGCTTCAAAAACAGGTCTTCCTGTCTGAGTTGTTCTTAAAACAACATAAGAAATCAGCTGCATATATATCTCTGTGTCTCTTTCAGAAATATTTAAAACTTCTTTTTCTAGATACTGCCTAAGATTATCAACCATATATGGTTTAATTTCTTTTTTAACTATTTGTTTAGTATATGGATCTCTAATATCAATTGTCTCACTAAAACTTACGCCTTTTACTTTCTCTCTTAGCCCACTAGCTGGATTTTCAACACCATATTTATGTAGAAGTTCTACCTGCACTTCTCCATATCCTCTGTCAACGTATATATGTTTTGGTTGAAATATAGAATTAAGTTCTACAATTCTTTGAACTGCTTTTGTGAGAGTATACTCTGATTTTTGTATTTCTTCTCTGTAGCAGATTTTTACTTTATTTCTAAATCTTTCTTCTTCATATGAATCAGAACATACCTCAAGTACAACGATGTTTGTTCCTGCTCCGTACTTGTCCCAGTCAACACCAATGGTATAGAAATTTCTTGCAGAAGTTACCTCTGCCCTATAATCCCAACCTGGATCAACAAAAGCTTTATCAACAAATTTTCTTGGGTATACACCTTCTGCGTCTTCACCCCAGTCTGCTTCTATTTCATGTCTATAACCAATTTCAGAATATTGTTCTCTAAATTCATCTTCTTGTTCTTTGCTAAAAAATGGGTTGCAGTAAGATGGAAACCAAAACTCTTTAAATCTTTCTGATCTACACCATTCCCAAAACCTTTCTCTTCTACCAGTTGGAGTAGAAGCACCAATAAGAACTTTATCTGGCTGATCTTCTGCGGTTTTCTGTAGCATAGCGTACAATGCGTCTAGGTCATCAGCATGCATGTAGTCCATTTCGTCTAAAACAATTACGTGTGCTTCCTGACCACGAGCTACGTCTGACTTTCCACCTGAACGCATACCGGAAGTAAAGAATCTAATTGTTGATCCATTAGAAAATTGAATCATAAATTGCGGACTAGTTACTTTTCTAGTAATTGAATTAAGTACTATTTCATTTTTAGAAGCAAGTCTGACTATTTCTTGATAAATTAATTCAACATGAGATTTCATAGGTGCAATAACAAGACATCTACCATCTTTGTGAGTATAACTATAGTGCAGCAATGCGATAGCCATACTAAATGTTTTTCCTAAACGACGACCAGCTCTTAAAACTTTTCTTAATGCTGGGTCACGCAAAATCAAAGTTTGATATACTCTTGTTTCTGCGTCAAGAAATTGTTTTGCCCAGATACATGGATCTTTTGCTACGTGTATCTGCCTTTGATACTCTGCAGATATTCCAGCTTCTAATAATTCTTGATCAATCTCAAAAGGTTCATCAATTAAAAGAGCTAACTCTCTGTTTGTTAAAGGCCTTTCTAAAATTGGCTCTCCATTTGCCCAAGCTAAATGATTTAATTTATTTTTAAATACCCATTCAATTCTATTTATTTGTTTTACAGTTTCTGGGTCTTGAAGTCTTATTATATCAATAAGATCTTCTCTTGAAAGTTTTTCAAGACTTTCTCTAAATCTTGTTGTTTTATTTTTTAATGTTGAACTCATAATAATTACCCAAAGTGTGCTGCCATCATAGCAGCTTCTGAGCCAAGTAGGCTTCTTGCATTAAGTCTTGAATTTTGTATAGCCATAACGCCTCTTGATCTTGATGTTGCGGCTATTTCATTATCTTTAAAACCTGCTCCAAACATTGGTTTGTTCATTGACCCTTGCATTGATTTAACTGCTTCTTTGGCGAGATTCACACCTCCAGCAACTATTTTACCAGCACCTTTGGAAATATCATATATTAATTGACCTGTTGCTAAAACATTTAATGGTTTTGCTATTGCACCTAAACCTTGAACAGCGGCTCTGCCAGCAAACTTTGCTGCAACCATTTTTGAACCTCCTGCACCAAGATACTCTGCGGTCATGCTGGCTAGCTTTCCAGTTCCGTCGTAATCTACTTGTTATTGATCCAGCGTATTTTCCAGTTTTTCCAAAATCATCCATAAATGTGCTGATAGCACTTGCTGCAGCTCCTTCGCTTCCAGCAATTTTTGTTATAACTGATCTGACCATTGCGCTTTGTGCTTCTGTCATCAAAGCTGGGTTAATTGCACCTGCGAAATATCCAGTTAATCTATTGCTTAGTTCTCCTCTTGTCATTGTTGAAGCAACAGCTTTCATTGGATCATCTGCTATGGAGGATGCCATTGCTGCTCTGGAGGCTGCTAATCTTTCAGCAGATGTTGTAGCACCAAGTGGGCCTCTTGGCGCTATTCTTGCTGCATCTATAACAGCACCAGGATTTGCAAGGTTTTGTACCCTACCAATATTTTGAACAATTGAAGTTCTTTGTGATAAAGCTCTTGCTGCTTTAGTCCCACCAGCGCCGCCTCTTACGGCATCTATGCCACCAGCTTTTGCTATAGTTGACTCAATATCAAAAAGATTACTTATTGTCATCATTCTACCAAGAACACCGCCAGAATACACTGCTCCTTCTATTTTTCATTGCTAAGTCAGCAAAGCCAGACATCCCTTGAAATGGAGTGTAGAACCCAAGAGATTTTTGTCCAGTTAAAGATGTAAGACTATTAAGTCTTCCAAATCCTCTTGGGCTTAAGTTTGAAGCTACAGACTGTCTTAAAAATGGTGTTGTGCCTGCTTTTGCTGCCCTTCTTTCTGCGGCTCTTCTTAATGGACCAATCCTAGAATTTCCACCAAAAAACATGCTTCTTGATCTGGCAACTGGTGCATCTCCTACAAATGAGCCCATTCTTTGAGCTCTGGCAAGTTTTCTTCCGGTAGTTCCAGCAGCAACATCAAATCTACCACCGATTTAATAGTGTTCTGTAATATCTTCCCGCGTTAAACATTGCGGTAGTTGATATGCCAGGTATAGACTCTGCCATATCAAAAATAAATGGAGTTTCAACTCCAGTAACTGGATCTACGGCCATTAGCCTCTTCTTCCGTTATGCATACCAAACACTATGTTGCCGGTTGCGTTTAGTCTATCCGCAGTCAATAGCGATTGATTATAATATGGTGATTGACTCATTATTTGCGAATTTTTTCTTGCCACTCCAACAGTGTTGTCAATTACTCCAGCAACTCCCACAGCAGCGCCGATTGCTCCGCCAATTATTGAGCCTCTTAAACCGCCCATAAATCTTCTTCCGCCAGCTACACCTATGCCAGTTGCAATTCCAATGCCTGCAGCAGCGCCTACTGCGCCAGTATTATAACCAGTTCTTCCTAAGTTTCTTGTTCTAGCTACCTGTGAGGCAACAGGTATGCCACTAGCCATAATTGCCATTGAAGGTGTTAGGTCAGTCCCTAAAACTGCTCTGTCTGCTTCTGGATCGTCAAAAGCTATATCCATAGCAGCAGATGTCATTGCTGGAGCTACTTCTCCACCAAAACCCTGTATTGCCTTATAGCCAAAATAAGCTCCTGCCGCAATTGCGGCCTTTTTCCCTACCCTAATCATTTTTACCTCTTATGAACCGTATAGGTGATTGTATTTTCCTGGTCCCATTTTATAATGAGAAACTTTATTTCTATCTAAATTACCAACAACCCCAGCTGTAACCAATGGGTCTCTTCTTGCAGAATTTTGGGCTGTAATCTGTTGATTAACCTGATTAAAATCCCTTATTGACATTTGACCAATATTATTTTCTGTTGGTTGAGCCTCCATAACTTCATTATATAATTCATTTTGTTGACTCTTTTTTCCTATATAGTAACCAGCACTAAGGGCTGCTACACCTGCAATAGCCGTATAAATACTTGGTTTCATTGCCATAATTTTATTTCTTATACGCTCATCTCTTGCTAGCCTATCTGCAAGTATTCCAGTTCCCCCAATACCGTCATCTACCCTTACTCTACTAAATCTTGAGCGTATGGCAGGAAATAAACCTGTATCTTGAGAAGCTTCTCTTAAAATAGATTTAAATCTTTCTAATCTTGAAGTTGCAGAAGCTCCTCTAACTAAATCACTGGCTGCGTCAGTCCCAACTCTTGCTGCTTCTCTATGAGCTTCGTCACTTAATCTGGGATATAGCGTAGCAAACTCTCTGTTAATTCCAGCTAATTCAAGTTCTGCGCCTTTTTGTAGTAAAAGTTCGTCAGACTCTGCTTGTACAGAGCCGATTAAACTTCTTAACATGCTGACCACTCCCTCAGCACCTTCTCCTTTTTCTATAGTTCCAATACCAACGCCTCTTTCAAAATAAAGCTGTCTAAACTTTTCAAAAGCTTCTGCTCCTTCTGCTTCTCTTGCTCCAGCAAAGATAGTTCTTAGTTCAGCTATTTGTTCGGCGGTGTTTAAACCTGCAGCTTGCATTTCTTCTGGACTGCCAGAAGCTAAAAATCTACTTGTTACATCATAAATACTTTCAGCTTCAACACTTGCTCTTCTTGCTGCTGCGCTTCCTTCTTTTACTCCACCACCATAAATTAAGTTGACTGTTGGGTTTACTTCTTCTGATGCTCTATTTGCTATAGAAAATCTTACTCTATTTGATCTTGAATTTAATGCTTGGTCACTAAAGAATGCAACCCTATTTCCTGCTTCATCTAAGGTTTCAGCTTGCTCTAGAATTGTTTGTGGCAAAAGTGCTATATTGTCAGTTGCAACAATTGCTTTTTGTGATCTTACGGTAATTGTTTCTAGATCACTTAAATATCTTGCATTAATTTTTAGCTGATCTTGGAATGCAAGTGCTCTTGCTGACACTTCTGCTGCGTCTCCTCCTGGAACAAGTGGTCGCATTGCTGATTCTATCATCTCAACATTTTGAGCTGTTAGATCAGAAGTTATTTCAGAAATTCCAACCATTGTAGATCTAACTCTTGGATCCATCGATGCGGAAGCAATTCCTATTTTTGATAAAGTATCTCTATACGCTTGACGTGCAGCTTGAGAAACTGGATCATGAGGACTTCTCATCAGTCTAGCTATCCCTGGCGGTACACCAGTTGGATCATCCATTGTATTATAACCAATATGTTCTCTAGTTGATCCAAGCGCATCTATTAGTGCTGCTTTATTTACTTCTTCTGTAAGAGAACCTGCGGCTGTATTAAAATTTCCTCCCATTAGTATAGCGTTTGTTTCAGTAATATTTCTGGCTTGAACTGGAGTTATACCTAATGTTTGTATAGTTGGTTGATTTACTGGTAATTCATCTTCAATACCTAATGATCTAATTCTTTCTAAATGTCTTCTAATAAATGCTCTTGGATCACCAAAACCATCTGGTAAATCCATGGATGTTTGCACTAATGGATCTTCTCCTGGAGTAAATAATCTAAATGAACCAGTATCTGGATCAAATTTTAATCTAGCTGATCCACCTTCAGCGCCTGGTACTACCGATGCTAGCGGTAAATCTAATTGAACGTTATTAATTGCTTGAGTTTCCAATAAATGTCTATACACAACTTCTGGCAAATATCTTGGATCTGCCAAGTTTACTGTTGCAACAATAGCCCTTGAAGATTGGGTGTTTATTCTAATTGCGTTTATACCATTTAGCGTACTTTCGCTTAAACTGCCTGCAGATGAATCATCTAACCAATCTAATTGCTGTAGATATTCTATTGTTTTTTTAGTTACCATTGTGTCTGTCGTGTCAATGTGAGATGCTTGACTGGTTGATAATACTCTAAATAATTCCATAGCTTCTTCATTTCCAGCTTCAGCTTCTCTGCCAAGAATTTCTAGAAAATTTGTAGATTGAATGACGTTTTCCAAACCAAATGGTTTTACTGCTTCTCCAGCTAACCTAGCCTGACTAAGTGCTTGATCTGACAATAAAGTTTGAATACCTAAGACTGCTCTTTCGTTTGGGCCAAGGCCAGAACTAGCTATTCTACTTGCTAATTGATTGTTTAATCTTTCTTTTACAAGACCTAAAACGTCAACTAAACCACCATTTCTCATTCTTTGCTCAAATCTGCCAATTATTGCTTCATCGGCATTGACTGACCTAGCTGATCTTGCCATCAATCCAACGTCAAATTGACCGTTGTATGCAACGAAGTAGGAATCGTCTGCAGAAAGCCTAGAAAAAAGATTTTCATAATAAGATTTTGCTTGAGCTCTTCCAGCTGCTGTTTTTAAATCAAATATATTTGCTGGATCTATTCCAGCTCTAGCACTGGTGCCAAATTTTGTTTCTCTTGCTATAACAGCTTCATCAAGGCCAGTTACCCTTCTTAGATCATGTGGGTCTGCAGCTACATAGCCTGATAATTCCGCTGTTTTAAATCTTGATCCAAGCTCAACTGAAGGATTTAATGTTATTTGTCTTACTCCTCCAACTTCTCCAATTGACCCTTCTTTCATTGATATTGATCTTACAATATCTATATCTGTAACACCAGTAGTTTCTGTGTCTCCAAAAAATAGTTTTGCCCCTGCTGGTAGCGACCCTACATTTAGGTGTCCGCTTCCAGCAACTCTTGCTCTATTAACTCTTTCTCGAAGTTCAGCTAAAGATGGTAAAGAAGTTGTAGAAATTCTAAATGAACGTAATGCTCCAACTTCTTTTCGTGGATCTATAGAAAAAGTAGCTTGTTGAAGTATGTCAAGTATTGGTTCGTACCCAGCTTCTGTGCTTACTGCTAATTTAGCTGTTAATCTATTGGGGTTTGACGATGGTAGATATATTCCTGGAAGACCAAAATTTCTTATCATAGCCTGTGGCTTAATAACATCATTCATTAATGTGTCTAATACTGTTCTTCTTTCTGTTAAAGAATTTATTAAATTTAAATCAATAGATGATTTTGGGTCTAGTGCCGATTGCAGTTGCCTTCTTCTCAAAACAGAAAGACCAGATGTATTTGACAATTCTCTTTGTATAGCTAATCTATAGTTTTCTTCAAATCTTCCATAAGCCGCAAGTTGAGTATTAACTGATCCATAGATATCTGTAAAACCTTTAGTATTTTTAGTGAGAGGATCTGATAAATTTCTTACAAGACTTTGTTTATATAAATCTTCATTACCACCAAATACTTCAACACCAACGTTTTTAAACATGTTGAATAATCTTCCAAGAATATCATTTTCAACATCAGGATATGAGACCCTTGTACCAACACGTCCGTAATACAGCTGAACTTTCCGGTCCTCTATAGCGAAAATCTCTAGGTAATACCATTGTTACCTCTAATTATTTTTCTTCTATAATTTCTGAATCTATAATATAATCATCTACTTCAGATGTTCCAAGTTTTTGTTTAAGTAATTTTTCATTTTCTTTTTCTATTGATTGAACTTTATGAATAATTTCTGAAATTGCTTGAGCTGTATCCAACTGAACTTGTCCAGTTTTAGCTTTTGCTTCTCTAGTTGCTAACAATTGATTTCTTAAATCTTTTCTTCTTTTATGAAGTTTATCTTCTAATTCTACAGCTAAATGAAGTTCTTTTTTCATTACTGGATTTCCATCAGAATCAACACCTATAATATTTTCTTGAACAAAGTGTTCTTTTGCTAAAAGTTTTGTTTTTCTTAAATATTGAACTTCTTGATCTACTAAATCTCTAACCATAGATACTTCTACTAGATTGTTTGGGTTTACATCTAGTTGTTCTAAATATTCTGCTGTAAATTGAGAAACCATTGACATTTCTATTGGGCATGGCTTGCCTCTTGGGGCAAGTGATTCTTTCAATAAAGGGCACGTAGAGGCAAATATGCACTTTTCTGCTTCGCAGTTCATTGGTATAGAAGAAAACATTGTACTTCTAGTTTTTTGCGGTTTTATTAATTCAACAGCTTGCTCTTTTTGATCACTTGTCCAGTGTTCTGGAAAAAATAAATCTGGTCTAACAGATTCAAATTCTTTCATGAAAGATTTTTTATCTACTTTTTCAATTTCTGACATCTTGACTCTTTATGGATATTCCGAAAGAATTTTATTCAAACTTTTTTGAAGTTTATTCATTATTTCAGAGCTTGTACCTGCATTTGTAAATACACCAATTTCTCTCATTTCATCTGCAGTTAGTGTGGAATTAATTATATATCTTGCACCTTTGCATACTTCACAATAAACTTCTTTTTCTTGTGTGGAGCAGATGCACGGATCAATAATAGAAAAAGCTTCTAATGCTTTTGCAATTTCAAACCATTTATTTTTAAAAAGTTTTTTTGTCTGCTCTTTGTACGCTCTTAATTTTTGCTGATCATTTGATAATAATGTCCCCATATCCAATGACTGCTTCATGAGGTCCATAATTGTTCGGTACAAAAAGTTAGGCAGCTCGAAATCATCATTTTCGTTTATAAAAGTTTTCCAATTATTCATAGTATTTATTATAGCTGCTATGCGCTTCTTCCAACGCCTCTTGCGGTCATAGTATTTGGTCGAGGAGGATTATACGATCCTCTCATCCTTGAAGTGCCCATACTAGCTCCTGCAACCCCAATGCCACCATAACCAACAATTGCTTTACCTCTTGCTACGTGGGCAGCGTTGTATGCATCGTTGCTAACAAATCTTCTACCAGATCCACGACCAGTTAAAATATTTGGCGTTCTGGTTGTAGCTGTTGGTCCTAATATTTTAGTTCTTTTCACATTACTTGCAACCATTGAGCCAACACCAATTGATTTCATGGTTTTTCTATTTACGCCAACATCAGAGCCAAAGACTCTGCTTATGGCTCCAAACATTTGATTTGCGTATTTTGCTCCTGCTCTTGCTGGCATAAGTATCCTTAGTAGTTGTACATTCCTGTTGGTCGGCCACGGGTTTTATCTAATCCAGATCTTCTAGTTCTTCCTAGCGCAGTGCCGCCAACAAGCCCGCCACCAACAACACTTACTCCGACTTTATGTCTTTTAGCAAATGCCATCCCTTTTGCTCCAGATGATCTTCCAGATGATACGCCCCTAGAAACTCCTGCAGATAGTTTTTTGCCCATTCCCGCGAAAGCTTTTTTTGCTACTGGCATTTGCCGCTCTCCTTGTTTCTGATATCTTTATATAGTAAACTAACTTTCTTTTAATGCCCCTGATTTTTTCTTTGGTTTTTTAATATCAAATTTAAATAAATCATTTTCGTAATATAACTGGAATATACTTCCCCTTGGGACTGTTGTATTAATCATTGAATCAGCAAGCGGTGATTCAATCTGCTCCCTGCGAATTTGAGCTAAACCTCTTGCTCCACGGATACTATCAATTCCTTTATCTATTAAACCATCTATGACAGCTGTGTTATATTCAAAAGAAAAACCTTTTTTTCTCATCTTCTCAGCGACGATGGACATTTCAAGTTGAGCTATTGTTTTGCAGTTATCTTCTGACAAAAAATTAAATATAACAATTTTATCAATTCTATTTAAAAACTCTGGCTTAAAGTGTTTTTTAATTCCATCATTAGTGTTTCTTTCTAAAATACTTCTTTCTGGAATTTTTTTAGTTCCAGTTTTATAATTAACATCTCTATTAAAACCGGTCCCGCCAGCAAGTAAATGCTCAGAAGTTTTGTCGTTTCCTAAATTTGTGGTCATTATTATGATTGCATTTTTAAAATCTACTAATTCACCCTTTGCATCTGTAAGAACACCATTATCAAAAACTCTTAAAAATGTATGCCAAAGATCTGGGTGAGCTTTTTCTACTTCATCTAAAAGAACTACTGTACTTGGATGCTGTTTAATAACATTAACTAGTTGACCACCTTCATCGTGCCCTACATAGCCTGGTGGTGAGCCAATAAGTTTTTGATTTTCGTGCTTGTGTTGATATTCTCCGCAGTCAATTCTGACCATTGGGTAATCATTACCAAATAAATACTTATGTAAAACATTTGCTAAATGTGTTTTACCTACACCTGATGATCCTGCAAAAAGGAAAACTCCAAGTGGTCTATCATTGTCTGATAAGCCAGCCTGAGATCTTTTAAGGGCTGATACAACTGCCTCTATTGCTGGATCTTGTCCGAATAATATTTGACTTCAGGTGATTTTCTAAACCTAAGTATTTTTGCTTAGTAATTGGTTTAATCTTTGGTTTAGGTTTATGTTTTGCATCAAAAGGGAAATCATCCATGTCAATTTTTGGACGATCAGACATTTTTTTGATTGATTTCATAAACTCTGAGGCTAAGTCTTCTCCGGCAATATCATCAAAAGGATCTACCTCTGCCGTATATGCAATACTTAACCATAAGTCTATATCTAGTCCAGGATTTAGCATTATGCATCCGTTAAATAATGCATCTGTGCAGGATTCAGCTGACTTCCTTGACATCATTCTTAGAGAATCTATAATATCTGATTTTAGATTAAAAACAAATGTGTCAAGCACTTTCTTTTTAAAAGATACTATGTCAGCTTCTTTATGTTCTTTTTTGTAAGAGTTTATGAAGTCTTCAATTTGATCAGGTTCAAACACCTTGAACTTTGCGTATGCTGCCAACTCTGGAACATATATTTGATAAATTTTCATATGTCCTCAATTCTACTTAATCATATAGTACCAATTAAAAATAAAATGGTGTAGAATTTAGACAGTGTATATATACACTTATTATTATATTATCGAGTATACTTTTTAAGGCTTCTAAATATCCAGTATACACACACTGTCAAATCGTGTCAAGTTACTTTCTAATTTTTTCAATTTCAGGATGCTTTTCAAGACAAGGTCCAAATGCAGCCCACATTTGAATGAGTTCATGCGGACTTCTAATCTTTGTCTTCAGTAAGTGTATTGCGCGAAGATAATCTGGGTTTAAATCTATCTTTCTATTCATGTATCTGCTTTCTATGGTGTATACTTTGCGCAACTATTATACCACCAAGCACAAGAGGAAGCTATGACTGAAGATCTCAAAAAACTTTATGCACTTCTCAATAAGGTATCAACTGCAATACTTGGCTCAGATCCACAAATGCGTAAAGAGTACGAATATGTAAAAAAACAAATTATTGAAAAAATTAAAACAACTGAACGTGAATTGAACAATGCTCAGAAGAATGATACAATAGTTCAATGAGTGACTCAAAACAATTAGAACTAGCCATTGCTCAAATTGAAAGACAGTTTGGAACTGGCTCTGTAATGAAATTAGGTTCAGAAAATTTTGAACCATGGCCATCTGTACCAACAGGTGCTTTATCATTGGATAGAATTCTTGGAATTGGTGGTCTTCCAAGAGGAAGAGTGGTAGAAATTTATGGACCAGAATCTTCAGGCAAATCAACACTTGCGCTATCCATCGTTGCACAAGCCCAAAAGATGGGTATCACGTGTGCATACGTTGACGCTGAGCACGCTCTTGATCCAGTTTATATGGATGCTGTTGGCGTCCGTGTTAATGATCTTGTCTTTACGCAACCAGACTACGGCGAACAAGCACTTGAAATTGTAGATAAGCTAGTTGCTACCGGTGAGCTTGGAGTCATTGTTATTGACTCTGTTGCTTCTCTAATTCCTAAAGCTGAATTAGAAGGAGATATGGAGTCTGCGCAAATGGGCTTGCAGGCAAGAATGATGGCTAAAGCCATGCGTAAACTTGTTGGTCAAGCTAATCAACATAAAACACTTCTCGTATTTATTAATCAGCTTCGTAATAAGATTGGTATTATGTTTGGTAATCCAGAAACCACTCCTGGTGGTATGGCCCTCAAGTATGCCGCATCAGTGAGAATTGATATCAGAAAAAAAGAAGATATCAAAGACAAGTCTGGTAATTCAGTAGGAATTGTTTCTAAGGTTAAAGTTATTAAAAATAAAATGGCCCCACCAATGAAAGTTACTGAGTTTTCAATTATGTATGGTAAAGGTATTGATGAACATGGTTGCGTTTTAGATGTTGCTCTTGAAGCTGGTATCTTGACGCAAAAAGGCGCTTGGATCTATTATGAGGGTGAGCTTTTCTCACAAGGTAGAGAAAATGCAATTAATCAACTCAGAGAGAATCAAGAAGTCTTTGACGCTATCAAATTAAAAATAGCTTCTGCTTAAATATCTTATAATAAATCTGTACTATATTAAAATATGTCAGGTAGATTTGCAGCTAGATTTATGAACGCAGCAGTTGACGCTGGTTCTACAATCGCTCATATGAAAAGAGCTGCAACAGAAGCTCCTGGTTCTCTGACTCGCATGAGAAATGCTGAGGCCGCAAGAGCACTAGGGGCTGCAGTGCCAACGCCACCAGCTAAAACATCTGGAGAAATTAGAGCTGTTCTACCTTCTATAGAAAAAACATTGTCAGACTACGCCGGAGGACCAATTGTTGTTCATGGTTCTCCAATACCTAATCTTAAGACTATTGAACCCAGACTTGGTTCTGCAGCTCTACCTGATCGTTCTGTGGCTTATGGTTGGAAGACGAGCGATGTTGCAGGGTTTGATGACGCTGACGTTTTGCAGGGTGTTACTTGGTCAAACCTTCAAAATCCAAGATATACAAAACCTGGCAACTCAATATACATAGCTAGAGCAAAACCTGGATCCGCAGTAACAGACTATGATGCTCCTAGTTCAGTCTACACAAGTAGTGAACCTATGGAAGTTTTAGCAGAACTATCTGGTGATATGATTGAAACAGAAGGAAGAATAGATTCTATGAAGATGCTTGCAGCACTAAAATCAAACTTAGAAAAACTTGGCGTTACTCACCACGTCAAGAAAGTTGCACAGTCTTCCGCAGAAACTAGTGTGGTATAATAATTCTGATATACGTTTATAAAGAGAATGTAGATGTTTAATAATAAAATTAATTTGGTTCCATGTTCAGAATGCCCAGTGCCAATGAACGTGATTATAAATGATTTAACAAAGAAAACAGACCAGTGCCTACGTTTTGGTATTGAATGTCGTGAGTGTGGAGAAAAGTGGGTAGAAGAAGTTTATGAATAATAAAGACAACGAAGATAATATCTATTTTATGTTTAAAGATTTTTCTAATTCAAAATATCAATCAGAACCAAAGATTAATAAACCTAGTTTTGATTGGGATGCGTTTGAAGAATTTTTACAATTTAATCCATCCCCTTCTTTGAGAGAAAAACTTCAAAAGAAAAAAGATAAGCCATCTTTTGATACTGTTAAGTTAGAGCGCAGACTCATATCTTTGCTTGATACGATTGAAGAACTTCTAGAGTATTTAGAAGATAGAAGACAAAACGAAGAAGATTTTTAGTTTTTAACAAATGTAAGTGATCATTTAGAGTTACTATTGAAAAAGCCGCCCGCAAAATTTTCGGACGCAATTATTTTTTTTTAAAATCTATATAGGAGAACTCAACCGCTGTGGACTTCTTTTTCAAGCTTATTAACAAGTTTATTGATAAAGTAAATAAGTCCGGAATGCCAAACGTCTTTGAGTTTGATGAGACTGATCCTATGAGTACTGATAACATGATTATCTGTATTCACACAGAAAATGATTATAACTACACTATGGCTGTATTCAATACAGATCAATGGTCTATGATACAAGATATAAGCGAACTCACCTCTCAAGATATTGAAGAGGTGGTCCGCTCACTTGATTCTAATTCTCCAAACATCATCACTTTTACTAAGGATGATTTTGAGTTTTAGATCTCTGTTAGTATTGACTTGTTTTTGCTAAAGTAGTCTACATGGTATCTGTCATACATCAATAGTCCTGAGATCTCTAAAGAGACTCTTGTTGACATATGCGCCGGCTGGATTGTTCTAATGTATTGATTACACTCCGCCCACGAAATAACTCTGTTTGATAACTTTGGTTTAGTATAAATGTTATACACCATACTAAAAGCCATGAGTGGCTCAAATACTTGTTGTGGATGAGGATTGTTTACTAAAAACACAGTGTCAAACTCTATACCATACTGTAAGTATAAAGATGGCGCAAACATACACTCATGCTCATATCCTATAAATACTTTATGATCAAAGGTATTATTCTTTAGAATAGAACGAATTCCGCGGTGGATTCTTTCTCCTTCCTTAACAAAGTTATCATCTAGTTGTGTAAAGGTAGCTATATGGTGATCAGTACGTAATTGACCTAGAAGGCTATCATCTAGTTTCCATGGAGCTTTTGTTCCAAAGAGTTTATCTGAACCTAACACAAAGTTATTAGGCATTGTTGTATTCATGTGTGTAACTACTTTCTTATGTAGAGCGTGATTGTCAATAGTTTTTAAAATAATAATAAAGTGTATCAGTCGTCGTAACCGTAGTTGTCAGTGTCATAATAGTCGTACTCGTCTTCAGAGTATCTGTCATCTAGATCAAAGCCACCTAGTTCGTAGGCTTCCATAAACTCTTTGATTTCTTCTGCGGTTTCTAGATTCATCAGTGTCTCTTCAGAAACAGAGTATAACTTGTGGATGTTTGACATTGTGGTTTCTCCTTGATTTGTAGGGTTATTGTCTTGCGGGAATCACCCTAGCAGGTGATGTAGCCATACGCAACTCCTAATAGGGATTTTTTTGGGGAAAAAATTTTTGGGGCCAAGTCATCTTATCTAAACTTATATAAATTTTAAAGGTATAGAAAAATAGGGAAAATTTATAGGGTGGTACTAAGGGATACTTATCACCGTCAACTACTTTTAAGTAGCCCACGGGGGTATACCCCATATAGTCTGATTGGATCGACTATAAATGTCCATGATCCCTGGTTATTGATTACCCAGGTTAAATAATGTAATCAGAGAGACACTATCTCTCTATAATAAAAAGTGTAATAAGGAGGTGTTGCTATCGCAACATACGCAAACCCAATCACAGACAAGCAATTCAACCTATACAAGCGGGTTATCTCTGCAGCACAGGAGGGGCGCTACTACTTCGGTAATGGTGCCCTGTGGTACATCAATGAGGGTGGCAAGAAGCTTCTCATTGATACCGTGGACGCCACTGTAACAGAGCGCAGTGACTACAATGGTGAGATGCACACTGATCACCGTGTGGCATCAGAGCTTGTCACCCTCCTGCGTGGTGCAGAACCACAAAAGGAAGTATCGGCTGAGTTCACTGCTTCAACAATGGAGCACTACCTCAGTGAATTGGTGAGGGCTGCTGAAGAAAACCGTATCATGTTTGGAAATGGCAAATACTTTGTCTATTTCAAGCATGACGGTACTGTAATGTACTTTGACTACATCCATGCATGGAGCGGTACGGTGACAGTAAGCCAACTGTCCCAGCTTGGATCATGGCAGTACATGCAGAGCTACAGTGATCTTCGTATCAACGGAGAAACACGCAAATGGATCATGGCGTATGAAGGAAACGAAATACGCAAGATCGTCTACAGGATTGCTAGCTAACTAGCTATCTTGCACAATGAAGATTCCCCTGGGCCAGTAACCCTCTGCTGGCCTGGGGGATCTTTTTTTTATGGCTAGAGGATGGACCTGTAGCCAAGGCTCTAGGAGGGGCCTAGCCATGAAAACAATCACTGCAATGGAGAGAGTTAACTCTCCTCAGGAAATGGCAGATCAGGAAACATACTACTGGATTGTCAGCCTTTGGGCGGGCAATCCGGAAGATGGTGTTGCCATTGGTGTTAAGAACGAAGAGGGACTTCCTTATCGTGAACTTGTCACCAAGAAGTACGAGAGGGCACTGGAGTTGGCTGAATACTGGCTTAACAACGGTAAACTTTCGGATGATCGTCAGATCTTCGTGACCATTGAAGAAATGGCAGTTAAGTCATCAGTTGTTTACGTTAAGTAATACTTACGTTAAATAACTAATGCAAAAGAAAGATTTCCCCTGGGGGCTTCGGCTCTCAGGGGATCTTTTTTTATGACTAGAAAATAGACCTCAAGATGAGGCTAGTCAGGAGGAAAACAATGAAGAAGGCATTTATTGCCATCTTGTTGATTATCACAGTAGCAGTATTTGCTATTCGTGTTAACCAACTCGTAAATCCACCAGCAGTCAGCTGCGATGCATCCAGCATTGTGGCACACTCCGGTGACACCTACTGGACATTGGTCGATGAGGCCAACTGCACAGGCGGTTACGACAAGCAAGACAGGGTAGATCAGGTCATTAAGACTAATGGTGGATCGGCAACGGTTCAGCACGGTCAGAAGATCTACTTCCCTCAAGGTAAGTAAGGAGGCCAGAAATGGCGTACAACTACCACAACACTTTCTGTGCTTGGTGCTCCAAGTGGGTACTCAAGGGAGAAGGTGTTTTCCACAACTTCCGTGGTGGCTTTACACTCTGCAAGGAGTGCAACGCTTCACGGGAGCAAAACCTGAAACAGGCAAAGAAGAAGCGCCAGTTCCAGAAGAATCAGTTGAACTTGTTTGACTGATTAGCAATAGGTCTGATTGGATCGACCTTAACTGTCCATGAACCAACCGTTGACCCAGAGGTTGTAAATCACAGGGTCATTATCAACCACTATTATTGGGAGAATAATAATGAAACTAAAAATACCAGAACAGTTGACTGAGTCAGCTGCAGCCAATGCTTTTATTGGCTTTTTCATTATTCTTTGGATAAATCTGATAATCAGCTTTACTCCATGGGATATATTTCCTCAAGTCAAGATGATTAAAAATCCAACTTATGATCCATCTTTGGGCGAAGTTTGGATTGAATCTTGTGGCTCAAATGGAGTTCCATATGGCGATATGGAGTGCTCTTATTATGACGCAAACAGTCAATACATAAATGATCCTCATTCACAGCGTGCGGTTGTTTATTTTTGGATTGCATCAGTTGTAATCATTTATGTGATATCAAAGATTGCAATTCAGAGAAAAGAAATTAAAACTCTTAAACAAATGAGTAAATAAATAATCCGTCTGATTGGATCGACGTTAAATGTCCATGAACCAACCGTTGACCCCGAGGTTGTAAAACACAGGGTCATTATCAACCAAAAATAAAAGGAGAAAACCATGTCAGCAAACCCTGAGCAGCAGGCTCGTGACGCCGTCATGAGCAAGCTGGAGAGGCACTTGTCCTTGGGCTTGACCCCAATGGACTTGGAGTTCACCGAGCAGCAGGAGATCGAGTACTGTGCGATCTACGAGCTCGTGCTCAACCAGTACATCGCACGAGGCTTCAAGCCTGGTGAGGTCGTCGAGGTCCTTGGTCAGGCTCTCAACCTCGCTGCTGCAACCTGGATCAGCCAGAAGTAGCTGATTGCAATAAAAGATTCCCCTGGGGACTTATGTCCCTGGGGGATCTTTTTTATGACTAGAGCATAGATCTCTAGTTCGTCAAATTGGATTGACGTTAACTATCCATGAACCAACCGTTAGTCACGAGGTTGTAAAACACATGACTAGTCAGTCAGGCCTTTGACTGAAAGCGGCAATGATGATCCCGTATAAGTATCATCACTGACATGGTTTCTAGGAGGATCCCATGGCAAACATCAGCTGCGGCTCTTGCAAGAAGAGCCACTCCACCGTCAACGAGGTCAAGCTCTGCTTCAAGCAGAACAACAACTTCGTTGCAGAGGAGACCATCACGGCACCAGCAGTCAAGGTCACCACGACCAAGGCTCCAGCTGCCAAGGTGGTCAAGAAGGCTGCGACCCCTGTGGCAAAGAGCTACAAGGTCGAGACCTTCACCAACAAGGAGGACGCGGAGAAGTTCATCAAGAACAACCCCAACTCCAAGCTGAACGACACCGTCAAGGTCAGCCGAGTCAACACCTGGAACAAGGACACCGAGTCCTACCAGATGGTGGTGACCAAGACCTACACGGTCGTCGTCTACTAGTTAAATCGGGTAAAGGCCTACCCAATTTAACTCGTTGTAAAGATTCCCCTGGGGACTTCGGTCCCTGGGGGTTTCTTTTTTATGGCTAGAAAATAGATCCCAAGATGGGCTAGCCAAAGGAGGTTATTACCATGTTTCATGGTATGATCAGACCGAATCAAATGTCCGATCTCGTGCGACTTGCAACCAGCAAGCCGTTAAAGGAGACGGACATCGTTGACGAGCAGTTCATCAACGGCACCTACACGTTTGCTTTCCTGGATAAGTTCTTTCCAGGCAAGTACCGCTTGGAGGTTCGTCGAGTGATGGACGGCAAGGCAGGTATGGAAGGTCCACTTTCTACCTGGACTCTTGGCGACGACGAGGATGTCACTATTCGTTGGTCAAACGCAAGTCATCAGTACAACCTGTCAATTGACGGGAACTACGGATGGCTTGATGCTTTGACGGGCGTTGGTTTCATCATCGGCAACAGCAAGAAGTTCATCAAGCGTGCTCAGGAATTTGTACGTCAGACTAGTGCATTTATGTACTCGGATGACCTCAATATCCAGACCATGAACCCAGATGATCTTGGTGTTGACGAGAAAGCCGTCGACGGTATCAGCGCAATCAGCCGCACTCTGGCAATGCAGATGTTCTGCAACAACCCGAATGCAACTGCTGATTGGATGCAGGACAAGGTCAACCAAATTGATCAGGGCAAGATGACAGTTGTTCAAATTAGGTTCATTACACCAAATGGACTTATCAAGGGCAATGCGATCATCGTTCCGGATGAGCAGATGCACGGTTTTGATATCAGGACCTTTACGCCAAACGTAAAGACTGAGATCAAGACAAATGGTTTCTATTGGGGAACCATTGAGCCGACTTATGGCCGTCTTCCACTCAAATCGGATGACCTGACCATGGCCATCTACAGCAATGTAGTTGGTTTGGTTGATCCAGCTCTGCTGCTTGTTACCATGCAAGAGGCAGTCAACAAAGCGGTCGACAACATCATGAAGGACAACCGAAGTGAGACTAACTGGATGCAAGCTGTCATTGACCACACAGGTATGACAGAGCACCTGGATGATGTCGTAATGAATAGGCCATCTATGATCAAGACTCTTGATCAATTGGCAGTTCGTTTGGCAGAAGCAGGGCTTACCATCCACGTAAGTCAATTGTTGATGTACCTTAAGGCAAACGGCTTTGGCCGTATGTTTGGGCTCATTGACAAGAACAACAAGGTTGTCCCAGTTGGTGATGTCTACAAAGCAACAGACAATGGAACCTGGATGCCAGTGCCTTACGCCTACCGTGCTCACATCATGACATATGATGCTCTTGAGATTTTCGGGTTTAGGCTCCCTAAGGACAATGGCAAAGGGTTCTATCACCACAAGACGCATTGCTTCGTGGTTCCAACTGAGTTCTTTATTGAGAACTACAGTAACCACGGTGGCTATGACCTCGACGATACCATCAACGTGATGATCCGCAGGTTCATTGACGGTAATGGGAAGAGCACCTTGAAGGCATTCTTGGTGCGCAACCCAAATGACTTTGGTGAGTGGAGTGCAATCCCAGTCTCTGAAAAGGAGATCAAGAATGCATACCACTGCTATGGTCAGGTACCAACAGTCAATGAGCAGCAGCTCAACACGGTTGTTCCTCAGCTGTCTTATCTGATGGCGAACAACATGATCAGTTACAAGTACACGGAACTTCCAGGTGTGGCAAGCCTCACCATTGGAAGTGTGTTCTCACCATTGGATGAGGAACGTGTACGGCTGTCCATGGAGGAACTGCCTGGTGGTACTGGCGCAACCGTATTGCCCAAGATGCTTACTTATGGCATCACCGGTACGTACATCCCTCATCAGCTTGTTTCAAACGAGCAGGTGATTGATGCCGTGCAGCAGGGCCTTGCGGACATCCAGGATATGTCTCTCATTGCAGAGGCAAATGACTGGTACTACCGCCAGATCAAGCGATGGCTGACAAGCTGTTCTGGAAAGATTGATTATTACTGGTCTGCGACCAGGATCAATCCCAACACAGCTCGAAAGTATGGTTTCTACAGCAAGACTTTCACACATGTGGCTCCAAAGGAGGAGTCCATGATGATGGAGCTCATGCTGACTCGTGAAACCATCGTTCGTAAGGCCTTCGCGGTGTTGTTGGACTGGGCTAACACCCAAGCTGCAGCACCCGAGGTAATCGTCAACATGGAACTTACCAAAGAGGAGCTCAAGGCAACTCCAGGTGAGTTCAACGTAATCATCCAACTGATGAATGCAACTTCTCCCAGCAATCGTTGGGCTAGCAAGTTGGTAAACATGCTCAGGAAGTCGGATGAACTTTACGGTCAGGAAGTTACTGATCGCAAAGTTCTCAGGCTCTACCGTCAGAGCTTTGTTGCCAAGAAGGCTAACCCACGTGCAAACTGGGATAAGTGGCTCTTCGCAGTTGACCCCAAAGTGAATCAGTTGCCAATTGACTGGTTCATCAGGGCCTACACTCGTTTGCTTGAGGCAGATAACTGCTCCAAGTAGCGATAATAAAGATTCCCCTGGGGGCTTATGCCCCTGGGGGGTCTTTTTTATAACTAGAACATAGACTTCAAGAGCAACCCCTAGAGACTTTAGTCTTTAGGGATTTATTTTTAATTGTAGAACCTTCTTCTAAACCCGAAGGGTGAAAGTTCCACTGAACCTTAGGCTTCTAAACCTATTTTCTGTGGACACCTTTGTGGCCGGGATTATACTCGGTTTGTTCAAAGAAGGGTTTCTCGGTTCAAGTCCCATCACGGGCTTGGGCTGGAAAAGAAGGGATGGTATTCCGCCATTCCGCAACCAACGCCAGTTATCTGGCAGAAAGGAGTTCGCCATCATGGCAACTCTCAGCAAGACCACCTTTGCGGTGGTAGGGGTCAACGGCTCTGGCCCCAAGTCGACGGCAGTCGGCCTCAGGAGCCTCGATGAGACGGACGAAATCCGCTACTGGGCTTGGTTCCAGAACGCGGTGGCTTCCGTCATCGTCCCAGGAATGCGGGTCACCTTCGACACCGTGTCTTTCGGCAAGGTCACCACGACCTACACCGACAAGGCTGGCT